CCCCTTTCGGGGCACCTGGCGCAAGCCGGGCATAACAATGTTACCCTCCGTACGGTAACCGAAAGGTTGGAGATGGTTAGTAGCACAAAGGAGAGAGTTCTTCGTACCGACGTCTTACCGCGTAACCATGTTCAGGTTCGCAATAGCGACGGTGTCGTGACTCAAGAAGAGCACACGGCCTTGACGATTTTCTCTCGACAGCGTACTACTTCGGAAGGACACAACTGGCCTAAAGGCCGGGGTGTGCGGGATGAAGGAGGTCCGTTTAGTACTTGGAAAACTGTTTATACTCGCGACCCTTCGGGGCACGCAGAGTATAAAAAGAAAGACCTGTACTACACGGATGTGTGGGATGGAGACTATATTCCCTATGTGGGATCTAGTCCTTCCATTTTCACTAAAACCTCTTTCCCGCTTGACAGTGAAGTCTTGGCTTACGCGCGTGGAGGATTGCCTTCTAGCAACCTCACTACGCTCGGAACCAAGTTCATTAGTCAAACGATTCCCACTAGTCCAGTCGTTGACGGATCAGTCGCGCTTGCTGAACTTTTCAGAGAGGGCTTGCCCTCAATGATTGGTTCTGCTTTTCTGAAGAACAGAGCTTCCTTTTTCAAGAACCTTGGTTCTGAATACCTGAATGTTGAATTCGGGTGGAAACCTCTTGTCTCAGACTTGAAGAACGCTTCTAAGGCGATCATAGAAACCGAAAGGATTCTAAAGACGCTTGAAGCGAATTCAGGGCGTGAGCTGAGTCGTAAGCGACTCCTTCCTACCGAGACTCTGATGAACCAGATTCAAGACACAGGGACAATATCCCCGTCTGGCATCGGATTCCACTGGTCATCTCCTCCAAGGTATATGACGTCTGATCACACTGTTCGCAAACAGTGGTTTTCAGGCTGCTATCTTTACCACTTTGAGCCAGCTCGGATGAATGAGCTGTCTCGTATTGTGGCAGAGGCAAGGCTTCTTTACGGTCTCGAGTTAACACCCGAGACCCTGTGGAATCTTGCACCTTGGAGCTGGCTTGTCGACTGGTTTGCCAACGTGGGCCCGATACTTAGTAACGTGTCCGCGTTCCAGTCTGACAACCTGGTGTTGAAGTATGGGTACGTGATGGAAAACGTCACGCGCACATACGCACGCACGAATTGGATGGGTGTTGTTAATCCGTCTACGACGGTTTACGTCAACCATCCTGCACGTGTTTACGACAAGTTCTTCGTTGAAACGAAGACTCGCGTAAAAGCAACACCGTACGGATTTGG